ATGCTCGCAACTATCCGATGGCTAGCGACAGCGTATTTGTCCCTCGAGACATCGCTGACGTATCGGCATACTGGGTTGGCGAAGAAAGTGCAATCACCGAGTCCGACAAGGACATCGGTGGTGCAGAACTGATCGCCAAAAAGATTGCTTGCCTCACCAAAGTCTCGAGCGAGCTTGACGAAGATTCTGTCGTTGACGTTGCTGAAATGATCACTCGATCCATGGCTTATGCTATGGCTGACAAGATCGATGAAGCAGGTTTCAATGGCGATGGATCTAGTGCATACGGTGGTGTGACTGGTCTGAAAAACGCTCTGAATGCAGCTGCAATTCAAGATGCTGTTTCCGGCAACGTCGGTGCAAGCACTCTTGATCTCGCTGACTTCGAGAACGTCGCTGGATTGTTGCCACAGTACGCTGGTGCTAATCCGGTTTGGTTCGTGCATAGCAGCGTTTACTACGCTTCGATGTGCCGACTGATGAATGCTGCTGGCGGAACTAGCGGAACTGAGATCGCTAACGGAACTGAGCGTCGATTCCTCGGCTTCCCAGTTGTGTTTGCTCAGGTTCTTCCTAGCGAAACCGGAACGGCTGCATCTAGCATTCTTTGCTACCTTGGAGACCTCGGTCTTGCAGCAACCATCGGTAACAGACGTAGCGTAAGCACTCAGGTTAGCGTCGATCGCTACTTCGAGAACGACTTGATCGGCATCAAATGCACCGAGCGAGTTGCAATCAACGTGCATGAGCGAGGCGATACGATTCGCACTCGTCCAATCGTAGCACTCAAGACTGCCGCTAGCTGATCTTGATTGAATGATGCCTCCTCAGTTCGCTGGGGAGGCTTTTCTCCGAACGCAACTTTTTCTTAGGTTTTAAAATGAATCAACTGCAAGCATCTAAATACTCGCAGGTCATCGCACCAGCGGCTATCGTCGATAATGCTTCGTTCTCATCGAACGAAATCGACACTCTCGATTTTGATTACCTCACTGTCGTGTTTAACCTCGGTGCAACCGACATTGCTATGGCTGCTCTTAAGTTGCAGTCGAGCGATGCCAGCGGAAGCGGCTTTGCTGACGTTAGCGGTCTAGACTGCGATGGAGATTTGGACATCGATGGAAGTGCTGCTGCTCTTCCCGGTGCTACCGATGACAACAATGTCGTAGTGTTCCAAGTTGACCTTCGCGGTCAAAAGCGATACTTCGACCTAGTCGCTACTGCTGGTGACGGTGCTGCCGGTACTTACGGCTCCGCTATTGCTATCCTTAGCAAAGGTGCTGTGTCTCCTGTTAGCTCGGCTGACATGGGTGCAGAAACCGTTCTGCGAGTCTAATGAAGGTTAGATTGAAAAGGGCGTGGCGTGGCTGGAAAGCTGGTCACGCCCTCGAGGTCTCCGATGGTGTAGCGAACTTGTTAATCGAGCGTATTAAAGTAGCAGAGATCTTAAGCGATGGTAAGAAATCAAAGTCTGATACGGCTGACCGCGCCAGCATCGGAACCAGTGACCGTCGCAGAAGCAAAAGATCATCTGGAACTGTTGCCAAGCGACACTCATCACGACGCAAAGTTAGCAAGGACGATTCAACTGGGTCGTGAACGAGTTGAGAACGATACGAGTTGCGTGCTTGTAACGCAGACGTACAAACTGCGGTTGCGTGACTTCCCAGAGGAATCTAAGCCCATACAGATCGGAATAAGACCTGTTAGCTCTATATCAAGCATCACCTACTACGACGATAGCAACGTGCAGCAGACGCTCGCTACGTCGGTTTATGGGCTCGATGCTAGAGAGCAACTGATTTACCTGAAGTACGACCAAGAATGGCCGAGTTATGCTTCACAGCACAACGGAATCGAAGTCTCGATGACAGTCGGTTACGGAACTGCTGCAAACGTGCCTGCCATTTTTAAGCAACTAATTTTGTTGCAGGTCGGGATGTACTTTGAAGATCGTGGCGATGACTATCGTAAGCGACATCATGATGCATATGACAATCTGCTAGTGACTGCAATGAGGAAGACTTATCCATGATGCAAGGTCGCAGGCAGTATCGAGTTACTTTCCAGACGCACAACAAAGTGCAGGACGCACATGGTAACTACGATTTCAAATCTGGCTCGAGTTGGTCAGATGAAATCGTTGCTTACCCATGTAGCTTTCAAACCGTTAGAGGCGGGGAAGTTCTCAGAGGTCGTCAAGTTCAGCCAGAAACGACGCATGTTCTGCATGGCGAGTATCATGGCGGCAAGAATGTTACGACTGATATGCGATGCATTATCGATGACATTGTTTACAACGTCGTAAGTGTCTTCGATCCAGAGGGCAGGCGGCGACAGATGAGAATCGAACTAAAGAGGAACATCTGATGGCAGTGCCAGGCATAAGGCTTCACATTAAGCAAACAAGAGATGTCGAGGCTTTGCTTAAAAAATTGCCAATTGAAGTAAGAGAAATCGGATTGAATAAAGCGATGCGGAACGCTGCAACGATTTTTGCGAAAGAAGTCAGGAGAAAGGCGGGCAACTTAGATGGCTCGTCATATGATCGACCAGCGTGGGGATCGAATGTGACTCCCGGTGCATTGAGCAAAGGAATTACCAGTCCTCGACGACACAAAAAAGATGTTCCTAAACATATCATTCAGGTTAGAGTTACGACAAAAGACAAGGCGAACGCATACGCAGCGATGGCGGAATACGGCCACGAAAAGTACATCTTCGGTCATAAGTATGCTGGGCAAAATGATAAAAAAACGCCGCCAGTTGGGTTTTGGCGAAGCAGCAAAGACGAAACTGAATCGTCAGTAGATCGCCGGATCAAAGAAATATTGAAACAAGAAATAACGAGGATCATCAATGCCTGATATCGGAGCAACGATACGAACATTGACGCTAGCAGATTCCTCGGTTGCTGCTTTGGTTAATACTCGCATGTTCAGCGATGTGCCTCCAGAGCAGGTTGCAATGCCGGTGATTGTTTATACAGTCATCGACACTTTGCCAAATGAACATTTGACGGGAATAGTGAATGCTTCCCGTGCTAGGATACAGATCGATTGCCTTGCGGACACAAGACTGCAAGCAAATCAGTTAGCAGACGCAGTGAGGCTGGCGTTGGAGAAGAAGCATCGCGGTGATCAGAATGGTCAATTTATCCATGAGATCAGTTTAGCAAGCGGTGAACAATATGCGTTTCTCAGACCCGAAGTGGGTTCGGACGAGAGGCGATTCATTACGACGTTAGATTTTTTCGTAACCTATCGGACGACCACCTCATAAAGGAGAAACAGAATGGCCGATACCGGAAATGGCGGAACGCTTACTTTGTCGAGCACCGGCTCAGTTGGGAGCGTCCGTAGTTTAAACCTCGGTGAGCATAGCTTGCCATCAATCGACTCGAGCCACCTCGGAACGACTAACTGGATTAGCTCGATTCCGGGCGACCTAGCAGATCCCGGCGAAGTGCAAATCGAAGCAATCTTCGACCAAGACACTGCTGGCATTCCTGACTTGGGAACCGTCGAGGATATTACAATCACGTTCCCGATTGTTAATGCCTCAAACGGAACCAATGCTACTTATACTGCTAGTGGCTTTTTAACTAATGCATCATTGCCAGAACTTGTTAATAATGAGTTGATGATGATGACGCTTACGTTCAAGCTCGATGGAGTTGGAACGGAACCTACCTTTACCGCCGAGGCAACTTAGTAGCTATGAGCAAGTCACTGAACGTCACGATTAAGGAATTCGAGGGTCGCAGCATTAGACGATCACCTGACGGGTCTAGACCAATGGTCAAGCTCAACAAGTGGAGAGTCTTTGTGGACGGCAAGCATGCAGGTTTTATCGGCTTCGCTGAAGGCTCCAAGCTTTTGCTTGGCAATGGTTTCAGTAAAGAGGAAGCTGAAGAGATCGAACTGCAAGTTCTTGAGCTTCTTGATCGTGACGAGGTGACGACTGTTCAAGCTCCTGAGTTACCTGTTGATTTATTTGTAGAACCTGAAAGTGAGGATTCAGACTTTGGCTACGACGATAACTAAAGAACAATTGTTAAATGCCGTTAAACCCAAAAGCAAGAAAATTGTTGTTGATGGGCTCGGTGAATTGCTAGTGCGTTCAACCGGAGAGGTTCAGCGGTCACGCAGAACTGCTCGGCTTTACGACGAAAACGGCAAGCTAAATGAAGAGACTTTTGCACTGCGTCGGATACATGCGATTGTTGACCAAGTAATGGCCGACGAAAACACTCCGATGTTCACAGAGCAAGAGGCTAAAGATCTGTTTGAATCTGACTCTCACATGCTAGATAAGATCTATGCAGCGATCGTCGAATTCAATGGAGAAGAAGTGGGAAAAAAGGACGAATAGCAAGACTCAAGCGAGAGTTGAAAATCAACCATCGATTGAGGTTTGCTTTCCGTATCTGCAAAGAGCTATGCATCGATGATCCAATAACTTGGATGGACAATGTGCCTTCAAGGGTTATCGATGCATGGCTAGCCTATGAGAGTGTCGTCGCTGACGAAATGAAAGCCAGCGAAAAGCAAAAGGGTGTAAGCCCGTCCGCCGCATTGCAAATGATGAGTCAAAAGTATGGCAACTAATAAGCTCGGAACACTTGTTTATGATCTTATTGCAGATACTAAAGGCTTTCAGAAGGGCGTAGGTCTTGCTGGTAGAGAAGTTACAGCACTCAAAAAGGTATTCTTGGAGTCGCGTACTCCTGCTGAAGCTTTTGGTATCCAAATGCAGGGTATGCAGAAGCTTATCGAAAGCGGTGCAAGACCGGTTAACATGTTTAGCCGGTCTATTGCCGATCTTGCAGTAAAGACAAAAGGTGGCGGCAGAGAAGCGAGAGTGTTTGTAGAAGCTCTACGCCAACAAGCATCTCAAATAGTTCAAAGCGTCGGACACTACAGAGTTCTCAGCAAAGAAGACAGAGAGAGGGTAGACAGACTGCGAGCAGTTGCTAGAGCAATTGAGCGTGAAGTTGACATGCAGAGAAATGCTATTGCTGAGAAGTTGAAAGCAGCAAGGCAATCGGCTGAAGCAGACAAGCAGGCTAAACAGCGGGCGATAGAAGCGAAAAGAGAAAGCGATCGTCGAGCCGAAGCACTGAAGCGAGAGAGCCAAGCTTTGGCAGAGAAGGCGAGGCACGAAGCAAGAGTTGAAGAGATTCAGCGTCGTCAGCGGCAGACGGCAAGACAGGCTGGTGCTCGAATGGCAGAGCAACAGCAAGCAAGTAATCTAGCACTCGTTCGGCGTGAGTTAGAAAAGACGATCACTCCACAGCAGAAGCTTGTCACGCTTGCATCGACGGCTAGGGCAGAATATGCCAAAGGGAACATAACACAGCAGGAGCTAGTATCTATTCAGCGACGGGTTGTTGAAGGTTTGCGTGAGATTAATCCTGAGCTTATCAAAGAAAAAGAAAATGCCGCTCGGTTGAATGCTCAATTGGTAGAGCGGGCAAAGCATGAAGAACGCATTGCAGCTATCTTGGCAAATCGACGAAGACAGTTTGCTGATCAAGCTAGAACGAAGTCTCAACAGCAAGAAGCTCAGCAGTTGGCGATGGTTAGAAGCGAGTTAGAAAAAACCATATCGCCGCAGCAAAAACTCATATCGTTGGCATCTGCTGCTAGAGCAGAGTATGCAAAAGGGAATATAACCCAGCAGCAACTAGCGTCTATTCAAAAACGAGTTGTCGCAGGTCTGCGTGAAATAAATCCAGAACTAATTAAAGAATTACAGTATACAGAAAAGCTCGCAGCGGCAACAAAAAGATTGGCTGCTGAAAAGGCAGCACTAGCCGAAAAGGAAAGGTCGCAGGCGCAGTCAATTCGCGACAGAATAGATCCTCGGCGTGCGTTAGCCAGAGAGATGACGGGCATTCGTGCTCTTGGTGCTTCCGGCATGCTTTCTCCTGAAGATGTCGCGGCAGAGCAAAAGCGAATCATGCAAGCCATGCGTCAACTTAATCCTGTGTATCGCGAACAGCAGGAACGGTTGGCTAGGGTTCGCGAAGGTTTGCAAAATCTGATAACTCCCCAGCAAAGAGTTAGACAGCAGGTTCGTGAACT